TTATAATTGGTTCACCGCTAGTTATTTGGGCAAAGGTTGGCGTTGTTGGAAAAACTTAGAATCGAAGATTGGTGTGCAAGTCTATCGTTTGTCGAATTGGGGAGCGTCGGGCAACCCCTTGTTTACCCGTTTATTTTTTGAGTCTATTATGTTGTTGGTTAGGACGTGTGTGTTCCTTTACACCATTGCTGCCGCAAGAGTTGTTATCTCTTCCGTTTTGGGTATAGTGAAGGCGGCCTTTGGTGTTTTTGGTTGCAAGAAAAAAGAAGAAGGGCAGATTTCGGAACCCGAAGTTAAGAAAATTGATCCCGTCAACTTGCAGAGTAATGTCAAATTACCTATTCGGACTATGGACAACGTCGTTTTACAGAGCGGCGAGGCCGATGTCATTGACAAGGTCGAGCGCGGTTGTTATTATATGATAGTGAAACACGAGGGGGACGATTTTGCCATGTATTTGGGTACTGGCATTTTCGTTTGCGATAGTCTTTTCATGTACCCTGAACATTTTAGGCGGGGTATAAGTAACTACCCACAGGGTAATTTGCATTTTGTTAATCGCCACCGACCCGAGTTTAATTTTAAGATTACGGTCGCGAGTTTTGAGGCGTACAATAAGTACGTTAAAGATGAGATAGCTTTTGTTAGTTTTGAGGGTGTGCGCGCCCATGCTAATATCATCAACAATTTTTTGAAAGAAGATGATTTGGAGTACTGTGCTGGCAAGGGCGTTGCATTACTCGTTACAGAGGTTGATATACGCAGAACGGACACCGATTTGCGTTTCATAAACACACATCGGACCTACCACTCAGCTAGCGTAGCATGGAAACCAAATGGCGCCATTTTTGAGACTATTAAATTACCGCGTTTCTTTCAGTACACGGCTAACACCAAGTCAGGGCATTGTGGTTCCCCGTTAATGACGATGAAGTCGTCCTTGTTTGGGGGTTCATGCATGATGGGCATGCATGTTGCCGGTGATGGCATGATGAAGGCTTTTGCTGTTCCATGCACTAGAGAGATGATTGCCGAAGCCATGCGTGTCTTAAAGGTCACGCGTGATGATTTTCTGAAGGATCTTGAGGATCGCGGAATAAAGCATCAAGTGGGTGAGACCATGCATTTGGAAAAGTCAGTTTCCATGCTTCCAATTTGCTATTTGGAGCGTGGTGTACCAATGGCACAAAAGACTAATTTTTAC